CTTCATGTGTCAGGCTCCTGTATATGACTACGGATTGGCACGAAACTCGGCAGTAACATTCAATGGATATGAAGGCTTGGGTATAACATCTGGTGTTAGAAATACGACTTCAATTACAGCCGTGAATCCAATTCCAACTGCAAAGGGAACAGGGTATTCAATAGGAGATATTCTAACGATAACAACAGGTGGTACACTTGGTAGGGTATATGTTGAAACGATAAGTGCTGGTGGATTGGTTGAAACAGTATCATTATATCAAGCAGGATTAACATATACGACTGGTACAGGAAAAGTAACTTCTGGTGGAACAGGAACGGGTTGTACGATTGAAATAACATCTACTGGGACGACTGGTAGAATTACTACGGCAGTCAACCACTTCTTCAAGCGAGGAGATTCGGTTACAATTACCGGAATGAATGATGCAGCATGGAATACAACTTATTCAATATTGGCGTGTGATTCGGTCACAACATTTGACATCATCATAACAGCAGCAGCCACAGCCGTCGTAGCATCTTCACAATCTACAACAGTTTTGGTCGATTCTACTGCAACGTGGGACCCTAGTGAACACGTTGGAAAATTAGTCCAAATTTCTGTTTTAGGACAAAATCCAACATCTCAATTTAAACGAATAACTGCAAATACAGCGACTACGTTAACACTTCAATCAGCACTTAGCGTTGCTGCCGTACATGGTACAAGTAGATATATAATACACGATCCACAAGCCCACGGTCGAGATGAAGAAAGTCCAATCACAGCTAGACGAAATTATGGATATGCAACCGGAGGATCAACGACTACACTGATCGATACGACAAAAAGATGGATTCCGAACAAATGGGCAGCGTATAGGATTAGAATAGTAGCTGGAACAGGATTAGGTAACGAATTTGCAATTACTTCCAATTCCGAAACAACTCTGACGTATTCAGCACAAACATTTACGCCGGATACCACAACAAAGTATATCATAATGGATACCTTTGGTACGGCAACGGGCGGTTCAACGACAACACTCATTGACACGGCAAAAAACTGGGCTGTTAACCAATGGGCAGGTAAACGATTGCGAATGACATCTGGAACAGGTGCATCGCAAGAATTAGCAATAACATCAAATACATCAAATACATTAACCTTTGCCGCAGCAGTTGCACCATCTACCGATACGACTTATACCATCTTAGGGGCAATGCCTCGAAGTACAGGAATAGGATTAATTCATCTTTGGGGAACAACAGAGGACAAAGGAAAATATATACTTTCACCTCGCGGTGGAGCCACGACACAATTTGATAAATTTGATATTAACCGTCAAATATGGGATTCAACCTTTACAACATCCCCACAATCCGAAACCTTAACCACTGGAACAATGTATGCTTATGATGGTGAAAATCGAGTGTATTTCCAGAAGGACGCAACAGGTAGAATATATTACTTAGACCTGTTAACCAAACGCATTGAAAACGCAGGCCAAATTCCATTTGGTATGTCTACTGCAACACTAGGTAATAGGATGGAAATAGTTATAACAGCGGATGGTTTGAAATATCTATATTTATTAAGACATACAGGAACCGAATTTTGGAGAACTTTAATATATTTTTAAAGGATAATTATAAATTATGCCGTCATATTCACCTAACATAGAAATTTGGGCCGGTAGCGGAAGTTTTTTTCCACTAACCTTTACCCCTTTTGGATTTTACGATAATGATTCAGAATTCCAATGCGACGCAGAAGCGATTGCAAAGTGGGCTGCATTGAGGTTGGGATTTCCAATTATGGACGTGGAACTTCAAGAGGTTAATTTTTATGCAGCGTTTGAAGAAGCAGTTAATGAATATGGCGCGCAATTAAATTATTATCAAGCAAGAGACCAAATGTTGAACCTCCAAGGTCAACCGACAGGTTCAATTAATTTAAGTCAAAAATATGTTCCCCAAACTTTAAGAGGAATTTTCAAACTTTCAAAAGCATATGGAACAGAAGCGGGTTTTGGTGGAAATCAAACCTTTTACACTGGTTCAATAACATTGACAACTCAAAAACAAGTCTATGATTTGGTTAGAGACGCAGTAATTGAAACGGGAAGTTTTGCAACAGACCAATTCGTGATTAGAAGAATATTTCACGAAAATACTCCGGCGTTGACTCGTTTATTAGACCCGACCTTGGGCGCAGGTTTTGGTTCCCAAGAAATGCTTTCCCAATTTGGTTGGAGCAGTTATTCAGTTCCGGGAAACTATTTATTAATGCCTCTTTATCATGATGTTTTGAGGATGCAAGCAGTTGAGTTTAATGATTTAATTCGTAAAAGTGGTTATTCATTTCAATTAACTGGTAATCGTTTACGAATATTCCCGATTCCGACTCAAACAGTAAAATTATGGTTCACATATACGTTAGATAAAGAAGGAAGTCCATTTAATACTGCTGGTTCCGAAAGTGATTTTACTGGTAAAATTTCCGATATTTCAAATATTCCGTATCAAACCATAACCTATAAATTTATAAATGAAATAGGAAAACAGTGGATTCGTAGGTATTGCTTGGCGTTGGTTACTGAAACATTAGGTTATATTAGAAATAAATACGCTTCCATTCCAATTCCGGACGGTGAAGTAACTTTGAATGGTGCTGATTTAGTTTCCCAAGGGAAGGAAAAACAAGACGCACTTTTAACTGAATTAAAAGAAGTTTTAGATTCGATGTCATTTCAGGCTCAACTCGAACGTAAGACGGCAGTAGCGGAAAACTTGCAAAACCAATTGAAGTTTGTTCCGTTGAAGATTTATATTAAATAACCAAATTTTATTATGAAAACTTTACTATTGACAGCATTTTTATTATTCACAACTTCAAAGGTTCCGGTTCAAGAAAAAGAATGGCTTGGAAGCATTCATGTATTTATGAATGAAAATGATGAAATCGAAGTTCAATACAACGGTAATTATCAAAAATGTTTCGTCATTTACTTAATCAAACGAGTTTGCATAAGTTGCGATTCAACATTAAACGAACCATATTTGGATTCAATCTTTAATTTTCAATCCATTCAAAGATAAATTTCAAAACAACCCATAAAAACAAAAAGGATGTAAACATGAATAAAGCAAAAGTAGAACGTATGATTACGAAAATTATGCTCAAAGAATCTTCATCGCAGCGAGAATATAGTAAAATTTTACAAGCAATTTCGGATGCTACTGAATATTCACAACGTCGTGAGGATGTGAAACAATTATTAACTTCCGTAATTGAATACTGTCAATCTAAACTTAGGAATCTTTAATATTATGAATTTAAAAGAAAACTATGAAAGGTTTTTTGGAAAAATAAACCAAGAACCAAAACAAACAAATAAAACATTAACTTCTGACCAGAAAAACAGATTCATTAATCTATCACATCAACTTAAACTGAAATACCCAAATGCCCCCCTAACATTAAAGGAAGGTTTTGTTTGGATGGGAAACAAAAAAGTTGAACAGGCTGATAAATTCTTAAATCGTTCGGCCATGCAAATTCAAGAAATGGTTAGAAGTTTTTCAAATTCAGGTAAAAGAGGATTGATTTAAAATGAAACCGACAAAAAGACAACAAAGAATTGTAGAGCATTTCGTTAAACAGGTTTTGAATGAAGGTTCAACTCAACAAACATATTCTAAAATTTTAGAATTTGTATCGCGAGGCTACTGAATATTCTCAACCACCTGCACAAATAAAGCAATTGACCAAATCTCTTGCTGATTTTTTTAATAATAAATTGAAAACTATGTAATGGCAATCTTCGGCGGAACTTCGAGAGACGCTTTATTTTTAAAGCACGTTTCAAAGGAAATAATCAATCGCATTATTTCAGTGGAAATTGCTTTGTATAAGTTAAACCTTCAACATACTGAAATTTCAATGTATGGAGAAAGTTCAAAGAAGTTCTACGACAATCCAATCAGACTATTTACTTTGATTTCAAAAGAGGAAGCAACTTTAAACGATGTTGATACGGGATTAGATGCCGCCCAGAACGTCGTATTTTCGTTTCTAAGGGACGATCTCAAAGATTACGATATAATACTCGACGTTGGTGATATAATCAAATTTAACGCCAATTTTTACGAAATTGATAATGTAGTTCAAAACCAGTTTTGGTTTGGTAGAAATCCGGATACTTTACCAATTACAACAGAGGGTAGAAGTAATTACCAGTTTGGATATAACCAAACAGTCAAATGTTCAACTCACTTAACAAGAATATCACAACTGAACCTTGCTCCGGTTAGGTCAGGAATAACTAAAACTTTAAATATACCGAGGAATTTATAATATGAAACCAACAAAAAGACAAATTCAAATAGTCGAACATTTCGTTAAGAAAGTTACTAAGAAAATTATGAATGAAGCTGTCGCTGGCTATATTGAAACTTATGTAGATGGAAAACAAATGTTAGGATCAGATGGAACAAGAGTATTACAAAACTTGAATACTAGAAGTGTATCCACAATTATGGATCAACAGATAAAAAATATAACAAGTTTATCTAAGAACGTGAAAACCTACCTCAAAGATGCTGAAAAAATAGAATTAAGGGTCGTAACTAAATCTGGAAGCATTGTTAAGAAACTAGATATAACATCAAAAGTACAAGGCTAACCATTGTTAACCCCACATATCCAACCTAACCAAGACGGTAGAACCGTTACTTCATTTAACCGTGCAACAACAATGCGACGGGACAATGATACTGTAAAGGTTCCTAAGATCGGCTTGTATGACATAGACTACGCCATATTTTTCCACCTACAAAACAACTGGAAGCCCCGTGTAATTGAAAACGATGTTTCTATTCCCGTTCCGGTTATGTTTTCAAATGGTGAAAAGTGGGCGCAAATTAGGGCAAATGGTTATTTACGGGATAATATGAAAAAAGTTCAAAGTCCGTTAATAATCATTCGTAGAGGTGATGTTACAAATGATGAAAGAATTTCATTACCTCCGGGCCAAGTTTGGGGAGGAAATTCGGTTGTTTATCCAAAACAAAGAGTCATTCCATATAGAAATAGTGGCATGGTTTGGGATAAAACCGCAGGTCAATATTTAACAAAAGAAAGTGTAGAATTTTATTTAATTGATATTCCCAATTACGTTCGTATAACCTATGATTTGATTTTATGGACTGATTTACAGGAACAAATGAATGTTTTAGTTCAACAATTGATTCCAATGTCAGGTCATATATGGGGAGATTTTTATAAGTTCAGAACCTCAATTCAAAGCATGACACCTGAAAATGTTAATGTTCCGGGAGAGGATAGATTAATTAAAACAACAGTAAGTTTACAAGTTGACGGTTATTTAAGAAATGAATTTGAATATCAACAATCAAAAGTTCAAAAAGCGTTTTCAATCAAAAAGGTTCGATTTTTGGAAGAAGGTTCTGAAAAAATAATATACGATGATATTAACGATATAAATAACCCAACCATTGAAAATACTGCAAACATACCACAAACTGAATTAAAAAGGAAAATAAGAACATGAAACCACATCCATTAAAAGAAACATACGAACGTTCGTTTGGAAGACTAAATGAAAGTCCGGAACGAAATAAAATAACCTATTATATGAGTAGACTTCAAAAAGAAGTTATGAAATTGAACCAAGAAGTTCAAGCAAATCCAGAGTTCAAACAAAACGATCCAATTAAGAGTGGGATGGCCGGAGTTATAACTGCTTTCAATAAATTCTTTGAAGTTACAAAATAAAAATAGGTTTGCAAAAAAACTGATATATTTATATAATAAACACAAAATAAACAAAGAGGATATGATAATTGGCTAACAGTAATGTTTTTAGCAGCCCGGGCGTATTCACAAGGGAATTTGATTTGTCGTTCAGACCTCTGGAAATCCCTGCGGTTGGTGCAGCAGTCATTGGACCAACCGTTCGTGGTCCAGCGTTTGTACCGACACCTATTTCAACTTACAGCGAATATATTCGTTGGTTCGGCGACACTTTTATTTCCGGTTCCGGAGCAAGTGAGCGGATGTATAAATATTTAACTACCCATTGCGTACAAGAATATTTGCGTTATGGTCAGGTCATCACCGTAGTTAAAATTTTAAATGCAGGATATCAACCAGCATATTCGTATGTAATTAATTCTTCAAGTTATGCTACATTATCAACTCCGGGTTCGGGGTCGGTAACTTTTGGCGCAAATAACATGGCGTTCAAAATAGTTTCACTTTCTGATGGTGAAATTATGAACTCTGGCCGTTTGGCCGCTGCCGTTTCAGGTTCAGGCGTAGCAGCAGAAGAAAGT